CGTTTTATCCTGGTCGATCCAGCTGCCGGTTTGCAGAGAAGTTAAGACGTTCAACGCCTCGCGGTAGGCCTCGTTAGGGGAAGCATCTTCGAGCAGGCAGAGATCGCAGTAGTATTCCACTGCCCGGCCACTCGCCATGTTTACATTGTCATTAAATTGGCTTTTTCCCAGGTAATCTTTGTAATGTCCAGCCGCGTCCAGTATCGCCTTGGATTGGCCTTTGTCACCATCTGTCTCGCCACTCAAAACCTTTAAGGCTTTGGATCTAGCTGGACGCAACACGCCCTTTTGGAAAAAAGTGTAATAATCTGGGGTGCTTGGGTTGCTGTGATGGTAGTAACCCTTTTTGTGCGCCCAGCTAAGATCTTTATTTAGCCCCATGTCGTTACCTCCGTGTTGACATCTTCTGTCCATTCATATTTAACAGGACCAGACAATGCAAGGGATAATTTTATGCAGTTAGAAGAATGGCGGAAAAAGAAAAACCTCAGCTACGTTCAGCTGGCAAAGAAACTAGGCGCAAGCCATGCAACGGTTGTGCGGCGCTGGTGTTTGCCTGGCGATCACAAAGACAAGATGATTCCATCGCCAAAGTTTATGCGTATTATAACTGAAAGCTCTCTTGGCGAGGTGTCCCCCAATGATTTCTACAGGTAGCGTTACAATCGGGATCGACTGCGGGTATCGCACCGGCGGCGTTGCGCTGATTAGTGAGGGCTGGGCAGAGGTGCATGATCTGCCGGTTTACAGCGAGGGTGGCGTTGATGTGCGGGCCTTGCTAGACATCATCGAGAGCGTTGAAAGTGTGAAGCACATTTACATCGAGGCCCAACAGGCCATGCCGCGCCAGGGTGTCGTTTCAGTATTCAAGCTAGGCTACGGCTATGCGCAGATAATGACCACGGCTTCTTTATCCGGCAAGCCATACACTGCGATCAGGCCTGCGGTCTGGAAGAAGTCAATGAACCTGCCGAAAGACAAGGACGCTGCGAGGCGCATGGCGCAGCAATGGTTCCCAGATTTATCCTCTAAGCTGAAGCGAAAGAAGGATGAACACAGGGCGGAAGCCCTACTAATCGCCCTCTATGGGCAAGGCAATAACTAAAAAACGAAAGGTAACATCATGGGTTATACAAGCGAAGGTATTGGATACCAATCAACAGAGACCAGCCACCAGGCTATCAATGCAGAGCATCTGGTTACGGTTCGAGCAAAGGTGCTGCGCTTCCTGCGCATGGTCCCGCAATCAATGACAACTGAACAGATCTCCGAAGCCTTAGAGATCCCCTATGTGTCTGTGCAGCCTCGGCTCAGTGAGCTAAAGAATGAGAACCTGGTTAAGATTTCTGAGGATCGCGGCCAGACAAAGTATGGCAAGACATGCGTAAAGTGGCGGGCGGTCGTTGGCAAAGCGTAAGCCCCGGCCGGTGTCATGCCTGACATGCGGGCGTCAGCACGACTACAACCTGGGCGGCTGGGTGATCTTGGGCGATGGTAAGACCGTGATCTGTAGCAGCCAGGAAAGTTGTTGGCGTCCCATTTACGAGCGCAGCCTGGAGAAGATCCGGGCTGCAAAACCGCAGCGAAAGAAGCTTTTTTAGAAAGGGGGTTGACGGATGCGAAAACGGCTGTACTCTAACGAGAGCCCGCCAGGGCGAAATAACAGTATAGTTAATAACTATAAAGTTAATAACAGTGAAGTTAATAACAGTATAGCAGTAAATAACTCTATAAATAACTATAATGTTATAGCTATAAAGCGGATGCTCACCAAAATGTCACCGCAATACAAAGCAGCTGGAAAGGCTGCGCGGGCCGATCCTTTGGCGTTTCGTATGCAAAAAGTTATCAGGCTGCTGCGCAAAAAGTTAAGCCATCAAAACTTTCTTGAGGCTGTGAAACACCTGGACCAATTACCGCCAATGGAGCAGGCTCAGTTCTGCCAGAAGATCGAGGAATATTATGAACCCGAAGTTTGATGCCGTTGACCACCCCAGGCACTACGCCAACTCTTCGATTGAGTGCATCGACGCAATGGCCGCGATGGTCGAGAGCGTTGAGTTTGATCTGCCGATCGACTTCCATGATGCTCATTGCTGGCAAACCGCGTTCAAGTACCTTTGGCGCTGGCACAACAAGAACGGCGTCGAGGATCTGCGAAAGTGCCGGTATTACCTCGATCGCTTAATTAGCCGCATAGAAGCACGGGAACCTCGTTAGGCTATGTAGGGTGCAAAAAAAGAGAGAGCGGCATCTAGCGGCTCTCTCCGTGGCTCTCAGGCATGTTGTAGGGTTATTATTGGAACAGGAATGGGATGAACAGCAACCCGTAGCCAATTCCGAACAGGCACAACACGCCGATGATGTCTCCGATGATCTCTTTCATTTTACTTCTCCCACATTAAAAGAACTTTACCGATCGCCTTGGTGGCTTTACCTGCCATGCCTGGGCTGCCGATTAGCTTCTGGATAAAGAACTCTTCCAGATCTTCCACGCTGTCAAAGTCCCACTTGAAGACCTTGACGCCGTATTGGTTGTCAAACTTTGTTAATTCATACTGCATTGCGTTATACCTTGAAGATCTGGCCTTGACCTATTTTGACATGAGTAGCACTGGCAGGAAACCAGCCAGTAAACTCCCATTGGTCGATCATTGCCTTCGCGCCCTTCAAGGTCTGCGCTGCATCAGTAGCGCCGTTCTGACCAGGAGGGAACATCAACCAGATCTGCTCTTCTGGGAAATACTCGATGATCCATTGGGCGTATCCATATTTGCCAGGACCAAACTTCTTAACTTTGTTTTGATTAGCTTCCAACTTCGTTTCTCCTTTTGACTTAGTGATGCAGCCCGAAGGCTGCACTGCAAAATCAAATCAAGTAGGCTGGGCCGGTCCATGTAACTCCCTTGAAGTTACCGTCGATGATGTTGCCACGCGCCCGGTTCCGTGTTGGCGATCCCCAACCGGCAGGGTAAAGGATGTCGCCTTTCTTGAACTTTGGATCATCATCAACATTAACGATGAAGCCCCAGGCACTAGCCATTGGAGTGCCGCCGTTGCCAACCATGATCTTAATGTATTTCTTGCCAGCCTTGTAACCTATGCCGCTGTTGAAGCTGGCGATCATCTTTTCCTTGATGCTATCGTCAGTCCACATGCCCCAGCCTGCGTAATCAGCCTTAATAAAGTCGATCAATTCTTGTATCTGCTTTTCCATGTTCTTTCCTCCTAACAAATCCGCATTACTTGACCGGCTTTCGCCGCATCGCTCCAGGCTTGCTGACCAGCCTCGTCACCAGACTGAACCAAAGCCAACAAGCTTTCTCCAAAGGGAGTCAACTTCATGCCTCTATTGTTGCCGCAACTCTTCTCAGCAATAATATCCTCGATGTCAGTCTGACGCTCACCAGGCTGGCTATCGCTGCCGTTGTCGAACAAATCAAACATAGCAGCTTCTTTTTGTATCTTAGCCATCTCGATCTCCTTGTTTTGTTACCTCTTACAAGACCTATATAATGACCTTGACAGATGCTGTCAATAGGTAGGGAAGAAAAAAAATTACGGCCTTCGGCCTTACAATGCAGCCAAGCTTGATTAAGTGACCCACCTGGACTAATATAGCTGCACTTGCTCCACCTGTGCGAGTTACCTCTGAACTAGCTCCGCCTTCGGGCGGGGCACTTTTACTAGGAAGCAACAATGCCAACTAAGAAAGTCACAGTCCAAATAATGCAGAAGATCTGCGATCGACTGGCGGAAGGCGAAACCCTGGTAGAGATAGCCAAGGACGAAAGCCTGCCATCTTATCGCACAATCACGCGATCCGTGCAGGACAGTGACGAAATGTGGGAGATGTACCGCAAAGGCAGAATACTCCAAGCAGAGTATTACGCAGACAAGCTAAACGGTCTAGCAATGTCGCCGCTGCCAGAGAACGTAGACCCAAGACAACTCAATGCAGAAGTCCAACGCAGACGCCTAGAGATAGACACGCTCAAATGGACAAGCGCACGAAACCAGCCCTTCGGCATCCGAGACAAGAAAGAAGAC